TACGACCTTATCATCTTTGATGAGGCCGCTTTGGCTGATGGAAGAGACGCCTTCAATGTTGCCCTTCGCCCCACGCTCGATAAAGATAACTCAAAAGCCATCTTCATAAGCACACCAAGGGGGAAGAATAATTGGTTTTCAGATTTTTTTCACAGGGGATATTCCGATGAATTCGTGGAATGGGCGTCTATTAGAGCTACTTATAAGGATAATCCGCGTATGTCTGAAACGGATATTGCGGAAGCTCGAAAATCAATGTCCGAGGCCGAGTTTAGACAAGAATACGAAGCTGACTTCAATACTTATGAAGGTCAGATCTGGAACTTTAACTACGAAGACTGTACCGGTAACTTCGAAGAAATTGACACGTCCAAGATGGATGTCTTTGCAGGACTGGATGTTGGCTATAGAGACCCTACGGCCTTTTGTGTAATTGCCTATGACTGGGATGAAGAGACGTTCTACTTAGTGGATGAATACTTAGATGCTGAACAAACTACAGAAAAGCATGCACAGGAAATCAGCCGCATGATTGATAAGTGGGATATAGATTATATTTATATTGATTCCGCTGCACAGCAGACCCGTTTCGACTTCGCTCAGAACTATGATATATCAACAATTAACGCGAAGAAGTCAGTTTTAGATGGGATAGCACAAGTTGCAGGTATAGTAGATAATAACAAATTACTTGTTGAACAGACTTGTAAACAAACACTTTCTGCGTTAGATCAATACCAGTGGGACCCCAATCCAAATTTAATGAAAGAGAAACCGAAACACAATTACGCATCGCACATGGCCGACGCGTTAAGATATGCATTATACTCATTTGAGACTTCAGCAACAAGTTTTTAGGATACCTGGTCAAAAATAGTTATTGACATAGTATCTTAAAGTAGATATAATTCTCTTACTGAAAATTGGAAAATCCGAAACCCGATGGCCGAACTAAAACGTGATATAGTAAAATATATCCGAGATAAAGCGAAGAATAAGTACGAGAAAGGTTCGGAGTGTCATATTTGTGGAGTAGAGAATCAGCTTGATTTCCACCATTACTACACATTAGCACCTTTAGTTCATAAGTGGATTAAGAAAAATAAATTAGATCCGAAGTATATTCTCGCAATAAGAGAAGATTTTATAGAGGAACATCACGACGAGTTATATGTACACACTGTTACTCTATGTCATAATCACCATAGACAACTTCATAAAGTATACGGTAGAGACCCTGGCTTAGGAACAGTACATAAGCAGAAGCGTTGGGTAGAGATTCAAAGAGAAAAACATGGCATGGTATGACAGATTCTTAAACCGAAGTGAAGAGGATATTTATGAAAAATTAAATCCTGTTCAACAGTACTTTGGAACAGAGTCACAATCGTCTCGTGAGCACACTCAAAGTTATGAAAAGTATTATGAGACTTTAGAGATTGTTAATCGCGCAGTAAATATGGTTGTTGATGACTGTGCGGAAATACCTGCAGTAGTACAACCTATTGGAATGTCAGGAGTTGTAAAAGGGATAAAGCGTTCAAAAGTTCAAAAACTTATAAATGAGGAACCAAACCTATTCCAAGACATCAGCTCCTTCAAGCGTAATTTAATTACTGATTATATTCTTGATGGCAATATTTTTATTTATTATGATGGTGCTCACTTCTACCATATCCCTGCCACCGATGTTACAATCCATGCAGACCCAAAAACTTATATAAATAGGTACACATACGCGGACGTAGACTACTCCCCGAATGAGATTATACACATAAAAGAAAATTCCTTCCATGATATATATAGGGGAGTTTCTAGATTAAAACCTGCCGTTCGTACTATGTCTTTAATGGCAAATATGCGGCAGTTTCAAGATAATTTCTTTAAAAACGGGGCTGTGCCAGGGCTGGTTTTAAAAAGTCCTAATACTTTATCGGAGAAGATTAAGGAGCGAATGCTTCAATCTTGGCAGGTAAGATACCAACCTACAGCAGGGGGTAGACGGCCTCTAATTCTGGATGGTGGAATAGAAATAGATGCTATTTCAAATGTTAATTTTAGAGATTTAGATTTCCAGAGTTCTATAGCCGAGAATGAAAAGATTATATTAAAGGCGCTGGGAGTACCTCCAATTTTATTAGATTCAGGTAATAATGCAAATATACGTCCAAATATGAGGATGTATTATTTAGAGACAATACTACCTATAGTACGAAAAGTTAACTTTGGACTAGAAAGATTTTTTGGTTTTAGTGTAAAGGAAGATATTACTAATATTCCTGCTCTACAGCCTGAACTACGGGATCAATCACAATATTATTCTTCATTAGTAAATGGCGGAATTATAAGTGTAAATGAAGCACGAGAACAGTTAGGCTTTGACGCATTAGAAGGCCAAGACGACGTAAGAGTTCCAGCAAATATTGCTGGAAGTGCTGCTAATCCTGATGAAGGTGGAAGGCCTGTTGAAGATTCAGAAGATTCAGAACCGACAAATTCACCAGAGAACTCAGATAATTCAGAGGAGTCAAAAGAATGAAAAAGATAAAGCTACATGAAAAGCATAGGATGTTAGCCTTGAAATACTTTGCAGATACTTCTGTAAAGCAAGGGTATCTTATAAGCAAGGAGGAGGCACTAAAAACCAAATGGTTGGACGAGTCTTACCTTGATGATGAGGTTTGGTTCAGTTCTTGGGATAGTATTATAGGAACCATGAAAAAAGTTTTCCCAGAAACTAAGGACCTGAAACCAAAAGCCAAAGCAGCCCCTAAAGTTGTTAAAAAGGGAAGCTCGGGAGAAGAGAATGGAAAAAGTATTTAATTTAACCTCTACTTTTAAGTCCCATACTGATGAGGATGGAAGTATAAAAATTCGAGGTATGGCTAGTACTGCTGATTTTGATCGCGCGGGCGACTCTATTTCAGCAGATGCATGGACTAAGGGTGGGTTAAATAATTTTGAAAAGAATCCTATAATTCTTTTCAATCATGATTACAATAGACCTATTGGAAGAGCGACGCAAGTTAAAGCTACTGATAATGGTCTTGAGTTAACAGCAAAAATTAGTAATGCGGCTAAAGATGTAGCCGAATTAGTTAAAGACGGTGTTCTTGGAGCCTTTTCTGTTGGTTTCCGAGTCAAGGACGCTGATTACTTAGAGGAAACCGACGGATTGAGAATAAAGGACGCTGAATTGTTTGAGGTATCGGTAGTATCTGTACCCTGTAACCAAACAGCTACTTTTTCACTGGCGAAGTCCTTCGACTCTATGGATGAGTACGAAGATTTCAAAAAAACTTTCACTAATAGTGACGGGGCGCAAGTCCAAAAGGAGATAACGATGTCTGAAGAGACACAACAACCCGTTGACTTGGAAGCTTTTGCTAAAAAAGTAGCTGAGGAAACTGCTGCTAAAATTGCAATGAAGCAAGCCGAGCAAAAAGCAGCCGATGAGGCTGTACAAAAAGAAGCTGTTGAAAAAGCTGCTGCGGAAGCAGAAGCTAAAGTTCAGCAGGACGAAGAAGTCAAGACGGCTATCAAAACTGGCGTAGAGTCAGGAGCTGATCGTCTTGTAGCAGACATGCAAAAAGAATTCGAAGCTGCAAAAGCGGAAGAAATCAATGAGCTTGTTAAGAAGTATGAAGCCGACGTTAAAGAGAAGGCTGACGAACTCGAATCTATGCGTAGCCGTAAGTTTGAGTTTGGTTCTAAGAGCAAAGAGAACTTTGCTAAAGACGCTCTTCACGCTAAAGTACTTGGCGCGATTACCAAGAAAGGTTGGGATACTGACCTCGGTAAGGAAGTCATGGAAAAGCAAGGTGTAGACTTTGGTACACGAAGCTCTGCTGGTAATCTCGATATTACTGTAAGTCAACAGTTCGAAGAAGAAGTTGCACTGGAAACTCGCCTTGCCGGATTATTCCGTGAAATTCCTGTAAGTTCAGGAGCAACAGTTATGCCTTTTGCTGCAGATACTAATGCTGCAACTTTCGGTACAGCTTTTGATGTTGATACTGCTGGACAGCGTATTGACAATGGCGGAACAGATGGTCAGTGGGACGCTACTAATAACGTACTACAAACTGAGCGTTTAGCAGCAGGTACCTACATTGATAATAATGTAGATGAGACTTCTTTAGTTTCATTCCTGCCAATGATTACCTCAGCTCTTGCACGTTCCCACGCTGTAGCAATCGATAAGATGATTCTTCTCGGTACTAGTGGTCCTACTGCTGGTATTGCAGGCGGAACTGGAGCTGACAAAGGTTCTGGTCTACAAGCATCTACAGCAGCTTGTACTGCACAGCAAGATGGTGCACCTGCATTCGCAGACAGTATGCTTGAAATTGGTCGAGCAGCTATGGGCAAGTATGCGGTTAATCCTGCTGACATTGTTTACGTTGTTACTATCGATGCCTACTACGATCTACTTGCACAAGACGGAAAGTTTGTGACTGTAGATAAGGCTGGCTCTGATCTCGCCACTAATATCAACGGCATGATGGGTACTATATTTGGTTCGCCACTTATTGTTTCCGCGGAAATGGTTGCTGCCAACACAAGTACTGCAGCTGCTATTATAAATACTAGCCGATATGTTCTTGGAAGACTCAAGGGTGTTAGCATTGAAACTGATTACGAAGTTGGTAAGCAGCGAAATGTTCTGGTTGCTAGCCAGGCACTAGGATTTAAGTCACTTGAAGGCACTTCAGGTGCTCATACCTTAACCTACGCGTCTAACGCTTAATAGCATTTTGATTACTTTTAGTAATCATGGAAACTGGGGGAGGTTCTCCTCCCTCAAGTTTTTATTAATTGACTTATGGCAGATTTAATAACATTAGCTAGTTATAAAGAGGCAGAGGGCTTGAGTACTCCAAAAGAGGACTTGAGAATTAATGCTTTAATACCTTCTGTAAGCCAATTAATAAAAACTTATTGTGGTAATAGTTTTGTAGATTTTTATTCAAGTAACAAAACAGAAACTTTTAGTATTGATTGGAGCACTTATATTGTCCAACTTACTGAAAGTCCTGTTAATGCTATTGTAAGCGTTCAAGAACGACAATCGTACTCTGACTCTTATGCTACACTGACAACAGGAGCGTATGAGTACGCTTTAGACAAAAATACAGATAGTGTTTTTCGCACTAGCTCTGGTAGCTACAAAAACTGGGCTCAAGGAGTAGATGCCGTTAAAGTAGTGTATACTGCAGGATATAGTGCTGTGCCAGACGATTTAAAATTAGCAGTAATTGATTTAATTACGTACTACTTGAAAGACGAACATAAAGAAAGAAGAACAATACAAGGAGCAAGCATACAAAACGCTGCCAGTTCTTCACAACGAGATAATGTGGCATTTCCAGATCACATAAAGAGAGTCTTAGACTTATATAAGAATTTTTAATGAGTAGTTCTTCTTTATATGCGTTCTTAGAAAAACTAGATAAGGAATTGTCAGAGGGGGCAACAAAAAACAAAGCAGCCTCCGAAGCATATAGAACACAAAAGGGGAACAAGAAAACAAGTACTCTTACTTATAGACCTAGAGAAATCACTGAGGCTATAACAAATTTGACAGAGATTCCTAAAAAGTTAAGAAAGAAGTATGATGATCTCGTAGCGGGTTTAACTGCTGATATAAGAATTCTTTTTAAGAAAAAAGCGGTAGAAGTAAATACGAAGAATCCGGGCGATGCTAAAGTACGAGGTAATAAACATTCTGTTTCTATAAGAATTATAAAAAGGGGTCAAAGAGATAATTACACTCTGTTAAAAAAGACCTATGAAGATAGATTAGATGAATTTTATACGGCTTTTCTTACTCTTATAAATGCGCCGGGCGGTTTAAAAAGATACAGTGATTCTGCGGGCGGAGAAGTAACACTAACTAGAGGAAAAGTATGGGGGCAGACGCATGAAGGCGGTGCTAATATTTTTCATATGATGAATGACGCAGTATACGCAGCTATTCAGCATACAGTTCAGGGGGCACAAGACCCTTCTGGTACAGAGATAGCAAAAGATTTAGCAAATCTAAAAAGAGCAGACGCACAAATTATTTTAGACATAATGAAAGACGGCCCTAAAGAAGAAGTAAATATGGGAATCTCTAGTGCTCTTATCAACTCACAACAAGGCGGGGGTATAAAAGAGCAAGGTGCAAAAGCAAATCTAGATGCTGCTATAAAGTCCTTAAAGCCTTTTATTCTCGCCACTGAAGGCTCGGATAGTTTATTAACGGGACGAAGAAAAAAGATAATTAAAGAGATAGTTAAGCCTTTTAAAAATAAAAAAGGAATTAAAGTTAAGCATGAAAATATCAAAATTAATCAGAATAAGAGCAAGGTAAATTTAGTAAAAAAGCCCGGTAAAACTATTGTAGAAAAAGGTGCGGCTCTTTCCGTAATGGGTAAAAAGGCAGTAAAACGACAGGAAAAACGGAAAGCAACAACCTCAGGAATGAGTTTAGCAAATATACTAGGAGTTCTAAATAACCAACTACCCAAAACAGTAGCTAATAACATGGGTAGTCCTAGACTTGAAAACCAGACAGGAAGATTTGCTCAAAGTGTGCGGGCTATAGATGTAACAAACACTGCGCAAGGATTTCCTAGTATTGGATATACTTATATGAGAGATCGGTATGGGCCTTATGAAAGTACAAGCGGATCTAGGTTTGCAGATGTAGATAGAGATCCTAGACCATTGATCGATCAATCAATAAGAGAGATAGTAATAGGCTTTGGTTTAGGAAGACTTTATACTAGGAGATTATAATGACCGCAAGAACGTATGCTTCAAGAAGAAAACGAATTGTTGACGGTCTTGTTACTAAGTTAAAAACAATAAATGGTCAAGGGGCTTTTTTAAGTGATGTTGGAGAGAACGTACATCCAACACTAAAATTTTGGGATGAAGTAGATGAATTTCCCGCACTTCATTGTAATGCTGGAAGCGAGACGAGAGAGTATCGAACAGCAGGAGTACGGGACAGATTTCTTTCAATAACAATTCGATGTTATGTGCAGGAAGAAGATGCACAAGAAGCATTGAATGAGTTAATGGAAGATGTCGAAACAGTTATTGAAGACAACTCAAGATTAGAGTATAGTGACAAAATGAATAATGTTTACCATACTCAACAGATTACCATTGTCAGTATTGATACTGATGAAGGTGTACTTGAACCTTTAGGAGTAGGTGAAATGCTAATAGAGGTTCGTTACTAAGAAAATTCTGACACGAATAAAAATTCACGATCAGTCTTTTCAAGTTCATAGTGGGAGATAACTATGGCCGAATATTTACATTTTAGTAGAGACTCACGTCTCTATATGGCAAAAGATGGGCGTCTCTGGTCTATTCCTGTGCTTGATGGATTTAGTTTTTCTCAGGCAACGAATTCATCAGAAATAACGTTGAATGAGATGGAAGATGCTTCAGGTAGATCACGTAGAGGTCGTAAGATGTTTACTGACTCTCTATCTGCAGCAGAATGGTCTTTTAGTACTTACGTTCGTCCGTTTAAGTCCGCAGGAAACGGTGGAAGTGTTTTAACTGGAACCTCAACTATTAAAGGAAGAGCAGACAGTACTGCAACGCATCATCACGCAGTAGAAGAGGCTCTTTGGGTTGCAATGGCAGGACAAAATGTCTATGTGCCAACTACGGGAAAATTTAAACATGGTGCAACAGGTGGAGCAATATCCTCACTTGTAATTGCAAGCGGTGAAACTGATGCAGACTCTGGTGATAGAGTAGATGCAACGTATAATATTGCTATTCCTACTGTCGGTGCTGATGCTGATGCAAGCGCAACAGTAACAGGAGGTACTCAGCAGGGCGGAACAAACGCAGTTATAAAAGTAGTAGTTTCTAGCGGTACTGCAGTTGCAACAGTTACAGAAAGAGGGCAAAAGTTTGAGACTGGACAAAGCATTACCATTGGCGACGAGCTTATGGGAGGCGATGGTACTGGAGATGCGTTAGTTCTTACAGTAACTTCTGAATCTTTTACTTCTGATGCAACTGATATGGATATTAATTTCTATGACTCTAGTCGTGCCTCTCTTGGTACTTTTGATCTTTACTATGTGTTTAGTGATAGAAGTGACGGTAGGTTGATTTATAAGCTAGAAAATGCAGTTGTAAATGAAGCAGCTATTGATTTTGATATTGATGGTATTGCAACAGTTAACTGGTCAGGAATGGCGGGTCAAATTAAGGAAGTTCCAACAGGTTTAGGTGCAGGGCAGTATACTGCTCAGGATACTTATCCAAACCCAGGCGCGGCTGGAGCAATATGGATCGATACTAATGATAGTGACCGGTTCTATATGTCAACCAGTGCAACTAACGCGGAAGCTACTTGGTGGGCGGCTATTGATGAAGCAAGTACAAGTACTTCTAACTTTATCCGTAACCGACTAACTAACTTAACGTTAGCTCCTGAGACTGCATTTAAAGCTGCTACCTCGTTCACGAATGCGGCAGGAAATTCAGACACTTACGAGACTAGCTACTCTGTGGCAATCACGGGCGGAAACGTAACTATCAGTAATAATATTAGTTACCTGACTCCTGAAGAACTCGGTAAGGTTAACCAACCAATCGAGCATATCACAGGAACACGTTCAGTTAGTGGAAGCCTTACCTGCTACTTAGCAAGTTCAGATGCTGCTACTAATAGAAGCCGGGACTTGTTTGCTGACTTAGTATCCGATACCAATACTGTTATTAACAAGTTTGCTATCACACTTGCCGTGGGTGGAACGGACACAACGAAGCCTCGTTTTGAGATTTCTGTGCCGACTGCACACCTTGAAATACCAAGCCACTCTATTGAGGACGTGATTTCTTTGGAAACAAACTTCTCTGGTGTAGGCACAGGTGTTAGTGAAGGTGACGAAATAACGCTTAAATATATCGGAGTATAATAACCCCTAAAAAATAATTCTTGACATTTGTGGTGTTTTGAAATATAATATAGGGTAAAGATTAGGGGGTCTTTTTGGCCCCCTTCTTATATTGAAGAGATGAAATGCCTAGCCTCAGTTTTAAGAAAGAAGTCGAAGTACGAGTGGTTTATAATAGCACTCGATACAAGATAGATGTAACTGAGATTGAGTTCAGTCAAACTTTTCAAGAAAAGAGTTATGCAGTAAAAACATTACATAATCAGTCAAGTTTTGAAGGTTCTGTAATAAATCGAGCAAACCCTGCAGAGTTTAGCTTAAATTTTTACTTATTAAAAGAAGATAAACATAAAGTATTATTTGACCGTCTTCTTGATTCTGCACAATTTGATATATACATTTCAAATCCGGGAGGTGTTCCATTAGGTACTTTGCCTAACCCTATTCCGGATCAAGTTTGGAAGCTAGAAAACTGTGTTATTCAAGATGGGAATTTTGAGATTAATAAATCTAGACCCCTGCGACTAAGCATAAGTGGAGAAGCAACTAAGCTGTCAAAATTTAGTGGGACGATTCCAGGTAGTGAACCGGCGGCAACTACCTCAACATATATCGTACCCACTCTTTCCACGTTAACGCTGGGGTCTGATGATGTTTCTGGTTCTGTAATTGGTGTAAATGTAGAATTACAGAATGATATAAAATGGAATAAATATGATACTCTACAAGGAGCAGCTGCAGTAACTGATGTGGCTACTACAATGTACCCTAGTACTTTCTCTAAAGGAAAACAAGTATTGGGCGGAAGTATTCAAAAATACTTGATTGAAGGGAGTACTAGTGTTCTAACATGGAATCAGGATACCAGTTTAAGATTAAAAGCAGGAAACGGTACACAAGGTTTAGATTTTAATATTAGTAATTGTTCATTTACAAACAGGATGTCAGCAGGCGGTATATTTGGGGAGGAATATAACTGGCGAATGACTCAAAGACCAACAGCGCTTTCAAGCGTTATAACTTATACAACAGCATAGGAGTATGTAATTTTATGGAACTAAAAAAATTAGTAGTCGACAGTAAGGCGAAGTGGATTGACTTCTCTGGACTCGACGGGTTCTCAGTAGAGATAGCAAACCTCTCACGAAAAGAATTAACAGGTATACGTAAGAAGTGTACTACAACAAAATTTAATAGAAAGTCTAGAATGGCAGAAGAAGTTTTAGACGATGAAAAGTTTGTTACCGAGTTCACACGTAAAACTGTGAAAAATTGGAAAGGACTTACTTTGGCGCATTTGGAAACTTTAATTCTTGTTGATATAGATGACCAAGATCCTAGTAAAGAGGTAGAGTACTCGGAAGATAACGCCGAAGTACTTGTAAGTCAATCAACTGAATTTGATACTTGGCTCAATGAGGTAGTCTTTGACCTTGATAACTTTCGTAGCGAGCCAAAGGGAGAAGTGCCTAGAAAGACTGGAGGAAATGTTCAAAAATCTTGACTCCGGAATGACCGCAGAGCGGTACTTCGAGATGCAAGAGCAAATGGGGCTAGAGATAGAGGAAGATAAAATTCCTCCTTCTATGGACGATTTTCCGGATCTTGTACTTGATTCCATACAAATTTTTAACCGACTGGGAGATAGGGTATTTCCTGAAATCGGGTATATAGGAAAAGACTATACAAATCTTAAACTATATATGAAGGTTTACGGCATAATGGAGGAAGATAAAGATTTTCTTCTAGAAATTATTGAATGGTTAGACGCCAGAGCTATCAAAAAGTCCGCAGACCAATTAAAGCGGGAATATGATAAGATGAAGAGAAAGTCTAGTGGCAAATAGTATTATATTTAAAGTTAAAGTCGAAAAAGACGGTAACTTAAAAGTTGTTGCTAAAGAAGCCGGTGCTGCAGCTAAAAGCACCGATGACCTTAGTAAATCTACTGATCGTGCTACAAAAAGTCGTAATCGTTTCCACAAAGCAGAAAAAGGAGTAGGCCAAGCAGGTCTTTCCAGCGCAAAAGGCTTTTCAAAAATGAACCAAACCATGGGCGGAAGCGGTGGTTTGGTTGCGGCTTATGCAACGTTAGCCGCTAATATCTTTGCTCTTACTGCCGCATTCGGGGCACTTTCTAGAGCCGCTCAAGTAGAAAAATTAAAAGAAGGCATGGTAGCAATGGGGCAAGCCTCAGGTATCGCTATGAATGCCTTGTCTAGTAATCTTGTAAAAGCTACGGGCAACGCAATAAGCATGGAAGAAGCAATGAGAACCACCGCACAGGTTACTAGTGCAGGTTTTGATCCTAGTTATATCGAAAGACTAGGAAGTGTTGCAAAAATGGCTAGCCAAGCATTAGGACGTGATCTTGGCGACGCTATGCAAAGGATCACAAAAGGTGCCATCAAAATGGAGCCGGAACTTCTTGACGAACTAGGAATTATGGTTCGTCTAGATGACGCTACAGCTACTTATGCGGCTAGTTTAGGCAAATCTGCCGATGATTTAACTCGATTTGAGAAACAACAAGCCTTTATGAATGCAGTCCTTACAGAAGGAGAAGAAAAGTTCTCCGCTTTAGGGGATGTGGATGTAAATCCTTATACACAGTTGTCAGCAACCTTTGCTAATTTAACTGAATCAATATTAAACTTTATTAATGGGGCTCTAAAACCCGTAATAAAACTACTCGCAAGTAGTGGAACGCTTCTTACAGGTGCATTGCTTGTATTTGCTTCAACAGTAGGTAAAATGGCTCAACCCGCAATGGCGTCTCTTGTTGGAAAAATGGGAGAATGGTCAGCCAAAAGTGCAACTGCAGCAGTTGATCTTGTAAAACTTACTGGAGCAACAGGAAAAGGCTCTAAAAAAGTAATGGAGCTTAAAAAAGAGTTAGCAGCAGGAAATGTAACAACTGAAAAATGGAAATCGGGGTTACAAGGGTCTGTTAGGTCTATGACCGCGTATCAGCGTTCTTTAACCAACAATATAAAATCCAATGGACTATTTAGTAAGTCAACTTGGAACTCATTAGGAGCTTTGCGACAGTCTAAAAGAGACCATTTAGGATTAGTTAAAGCAAAATTAGCACTAGATTTAGCTAATATTAGAAACTCTGAAACCAATGCTATAAATACTCTGCAAACCAAAGGATTGTCAGCAGGCATTAAGCAGCTTAGTGTTGATATGGGTCGTCTGTACGCAGTTAGTACTGCAGCTACGGTAGGTCTTGGAAGAATGGCAAAAGTGATGGGCGTTCTGAAAGGTGCCGCTAGAGCAGCAGGTGCAGGAATAGCCTTTATGGGAGCAGCCATAATGGCGGCTTTGAATTGGATTGGATTAGCTATAATGGCCGTAATGCTTCTATGGGAAGGCTATAAGGCCTTGAAAGAGATGATGCAGTCTGAAGAAGAAACCAAATTACAAGCTGCAGCAGAAAATGCAAGTATAGCTTTTGATGATCTTAAAACTAATTTAAATGAAGTAGATTTAGCTATGGAGGGTCAGTCCACTAAAATTAAAACTGTTTCAGATAGATATATTGCATTAAATAATATCATGAATACAGCAGTCGGAGAGTATACAAAGCTAGCAGCAGCACAAGCAGAATTAGATGCAAAAGAAGGTATCGGTGGCGATCAAATAAATAAAGACAGTAAAGTATTAAAACAGGTTCAAGACCTTGCAAAAGGCTCTAAGGTAATGAGTGCAGCTTTAGAAGAAGCAGGATTAAACCTAAAAGATCTTGAGGAAGGAAATGTAACCTTAAACCAGTTAAATACGGCTATGGAAACCTTAAAGAAAAATAATAATGAGACAAATACTGCAATGGCGGGTCTTGCAAAGGAAATTAAAGCCTTAGACGAGCCTTTGACCACATTTCTAGCAAAAATAAAAGATACTAGTGATGTTGATGACATAGTTTCGGGGTTTAAAGAGTTAGATGAATATGTGAATAATACAAAGAATAATGCTTCAACTTTTGATAAGCTATCAACTTTTGCAGAAAAAGCGGGTGACGATACTTTAAAGTTACTAGGTATTTCTGCAAAACAGGTAGAAAATTCTAAAAAGGATGTGGACGAGCAAGAAAGATTATGGAAAATTCTTAAAGGTAGATTAAAAACTACTAAAGAAACTTTTGAAGACGAAAGAACCCAACAAATTACCTATAAGCAAAAAATGTCAACCCTAAAAGCAGAGCTAGGCTTGTTAAAAACTAAAAAAGGTTTATCTGGTGCAGCAGCTGCTACTTTTGAGAAAGAATCAGAAATTGCGCAGGCAACTCTAGATCGAATGGATCAAGATATAAAATTAAAAAGAACTGCTGCAGGTTTGGGAGAAAAGGACAAAGCCACACAAACAAATATTTTAGAGCTGGAAGCTGAACGAGCCGCGTTTGCAGCTGCTAGGCCCGATCATTTACAGAAGAGTCTGGATGTAGAAACAGAAAACTTAGCCATTTTACAACGTCAGCAAACAGCCAGAAAAGCCCTTTTAGATATAACAAGTAAAATGATGAGTGCTCAAAATAAGATGCTAGACTTAGAAGAAGAGCAAAACAAACGTAACTTACAAGCCGCAAACAGAGCAGACCCTAATAGAGGATATAGCTCTGAATTAAATGCAGCAGATAGATTAAAAGCTGCTGAAGGCGAAGCTAAAGTTATGTTAAAAATCAATAAAGATGGAACCACAACTGAGACAAAAGCTCTAAATTTATTAGATAGACGAAAACTAGCGGCTGAAAATGAATATCAAATGACTTTAATTAGGATTGAGCTAGAGTCTGCAATGAATCTTGCTAAGTTAAAAACTCTTGATGCCGAGATGCGAGTTATACATGCAAAAGAACAACAATTCTTAAAAGAACAAGCAGCTAAAGATCCAAATAAAACTTTTACTGCAACATCATATGAAGACTCAACTATAGGAAAAAGTATAGCAGCTGCTATAAATATTTCAGGTCCTGGAGGTCCCGCAGAAACATTACAGAAGAATCTTGCTAAATCAGTACGTGATGGTGTGGTTAATGGAATAACAGAAGGAACTGAAAAAACTAAAGAGGAGCGTACAGGCGAAATTCTTGGGGCAACTGGAGGAACTACTGCCGAGGTAATTGGAGCTCAAAATGAAGCGGGAGGAATAGGGGAGTTAGATAAAACTTCTCAAAAATTTCAAGCAATGCAAAATGCTATGGCTCCTATGATGGAAAGTATGAGACAACTAGGACCAGAAGGAGCACTAGTCGCATCAGTAGCGCAAGGAGCTTTAGTAGTTGGACAAAGCTGGTCAAAAGCAGGAGAAGTACTTTCTTCTAAAGCAGAAACATTTGAAAAAGTAGGGGCAGTTGCAAGTGCTGTTTCACAAACCTTTCAACAGATAGGACAAATAATGGCAGCAGCTTCTCAAGCTAGAATTGCTGGTATTGATAAAGAGATTGCAGCAGAAAAGAAAAGAGACGGTAAATCAGCAGAGAGTCTTGCAAAAATAAAACAATTAGAGAAAAAGAAAGAGCAAGAAAAACGAAAAGCCTTTGAAATGCAGAAAAAAATGCAAATTGCTTCAGCAATAGCAAGTACTGCTGCTGCAGTTGCAGGCGCATTAGGAGCGCCCCCTCCAGGACCGTGGAATATTGCATTAGCAGCAATGATCGGTGCAATGGGCATGGCTCAAGTAGCTCTTATATCTTCACAAAGTTATCAAGGAGGGAGTGGAAGTGCAGATGTATCCGGACCTGCTAGTATTGCTGTAGGGGAGCGTAAAAAGTCTAGTGACCTAGCAAAATCTCGGTCAGCCCGAGGCGAGCTAGCATACTTCCGAGGAAGTCAAGGAGTAGGCGGCGCAGAGAACTTCCGTGGAGCTTTTTACGGCAAAAAGCACAGAGCTTATGGAGGCACAACGGGTTATGTAGTCGGAGAGCAGGGACCTGAATTATTCATGCCAGATAGACCAGGTACTATTGTACCTGCAGACGATACTGCGGAAATGACAGGCGGAGCATCAAACGTAACATTTAATATTAGTGCTGTAGATGCAACAGGAGTAGAAGAAGTGTTAACTAAACAACAAGGACATATTATATCAATGCTTAGATCAGCAGCAAATTCATATGGCGAGGAATTTTTTGAAGAAATAGACGATAAAGTTCTTACTCCTCACCAAGGCTTTGTATCGAGATACTAATATGGCTTTTTTAACTGTATTACCAGATCCTTCTACTAAAAGAAGCTATTGGGGCGCCAAAGATGATACTGGAGATCCGGGGCCAGGCTTTTCAAGTGTAAAGCTAACTTCAGATCAGAAAGTAATGTTATCTCGAACTAATTCTCAGCGCGTTATTTCTAGAACTGCAGGAGGACAAAAATGGGATATTGACATAGGATATCATCCTATGACTAGGGCAGAATTTAACCCTGTTTATACTTTTTTACTTCAGCAAAGAGGCCCTTTAACTCCTTTCTTTGTAGAACTACCACAATATGCTAGTTCTCAGAATGCTTTATTTAATACAGATACAAATGAATCTGGAGACGCTACTTATAATACGAATACATTTGCAACAACTGGAGTAGAGGCTGCAGGTTCCACTTCTGTTGTTTTAACTCAGCCAGCGGATTGGTGTTTAAAGACTGCTGCAGGAGTAGATATTAAAGCAGCTAATTCAAATACTACCGAGGAGCCTTTTAATATACCCGCAGTAGGCGATGTCTGTAGCTTTACTGACACATCTAATAGCAACCATGCAAAAGTGTACATGGTCACTTACATAGAGACTTATTATAAATATACTACTCTTCCCTCCACTGGAAATGGCGAGGCAACAGACTCTAGAAGAATACGCGTAGGAATAACTCCTCCACTAGCAAAAAGTGTTAGTTCAGGTTCTATTGTAAAATTTAAAGAAGTACAATTTAAAGTAATTTTACCTACAGCAGTTAGAGAATACTCTTTAGGAACCGATAATCTTTATAAATTTAACCTAAAACTAGAAGAATACTTATGAGTTTAAGAGCACTACATACTGATGTTCAAGGGGCTCTCTTGAAGGGAGATCCCTTTGTTTATGCACATTTAATAAAATTTGAAAGAGTAATAAAAACTGTAAGTGCAAAACCTTCCGAATCTGCTACTGATTATTCCTATATTACAGATGCTTCCGTCGATATTTCTTGGGATGATGGTAGTACAGATGTTGCAGATGATCCTAATGGGGCACAAACTTATGTAGCAAATCGCCTTTTAAAAGTAGGGGGGATTAATGAAACAACTGAAGCTAAAGCCTCTAATTTAGCAATAACTGTATCCTCCGTTGCTTTAGGTGCTACTATGGTAGCCAGCAGTACTAATAGAATAAACCTCACGAGAGTTAATACTAGCACGTATCCCTATACTGGTGCTTTAACTTTGCTTGATTCAAATGTTGATGATTGGGTTGAGAGCGGTTTTTCAGAAGGGGATAAGATTACAATCACTCACCCAACTAGTGATTGGAATGGTCTAGAGGCGACAATAGACTCTTTTACAAGTTCAAATATACAAGCAAATATTACTTTTGTCGGAAAAACCCAACCTGCTGCCTATCAAGTTAATCAATCTAATGCCACTATTGACTTATCAACTGATGAAGTCGTTGCAATCTTAAATAATCCTAATGATACTAGTTATGCTGGTTATATAAACAGAGAAGTTTTTATATATAAAGCACATATAAATTCTGATACAGGAGCCATTATTGGCGAACCTTATTTAGTATTTAAAGGAATTATTGCCAAAGCTAAACTATCGGAAGACCCCTCGAAAGACTCAAAAGTTACATGGAGTTTAACAAGTCATTGGGGTGACTTTGTAAGAGTGAATGGACGTAGAACTGCAGATTCAGATCATCGAGCTATTTCCAATAATGGTGAGCCTGATCCTTCTTCTTTACATCGATTTGAATATGCGGGCGATATGGGATTTATGCATAGTGAAACAGCAGTAAATATTATTGCAATATACCAAGTAATGGAAACTCGGTATAAGATGAAAAGCTCTGGATTTCTTGGTCTGAAGAAGAAGATGAAAGAGTACCAAGTAGAAGTTGATAGAGATGTCGACTTACGAATAAATCTAGAAGCCAAGTATCTACCTGTAGTTTACGGAGTTAATAGAGTTGATAGTATTCCGGTTTTTGCAGATTCATTAAAATCGGATTCGGCAATGATTTATGTTGTCTATGCAATATGCGAGGGAGAGGTTAGTGGGCTCTACGATATTTATGTTGATGACCAATCTCGAATATGTATAGATAAAAACGACTTTGACACTAGATCTACCCAAACAGGTGAAAAAACTATTGATGTTATATGTGAGGGTAGAATGGATCGTGGAGATACCTTAAGTTCCTCTGCTTCCGCTAATAGAGCTGTAGGAGTTAACGCAGGTCTGGATATCTATACTGCTGGTTGGACAGGGCCTTTCGGTAATGCTTTATTCTATCACCAAGGTCGTAACTATGGGCGTAACAGAGCTCCAGTAATTAATAATAATTCTGATGCTGGCGTAACCCACGAAAAACAAACTACTTTACAATACCCTATTAAAAGCACGCTACAATTTCATGCGGGTCGTCCTTATCAACGCTCCAATGATATGCTCACAGGTATTGCTTCCGCAGGAACAGGAACAGGAACCGGAGGTTTTAAACTTCAAGGGGATATAGCAGAAGATAAAGATAACTACTGGAATGCAAACCATAGATTACTCGATACTGCATATGTAGCTGCAGAGTTCGAAATTGCTGAAGGGGATGTAACAATTCCTCAACTTGATTTTGTTATTCGAGGAAAAGAAATTGAACAATACAATTACGATTATTCCTATAATGTGGCACCAAATGTAATTCCCGCCACAGCAGCTACTTTACGAAGCACTTATTTTAAAGTAGGCGATAAAGTAGACTTTTATAAAGGAAACGGTGCTGCTCTAGCTCAAGATGTTCAAATAGCTGCGATAACTAAGTATATAAACTCTAGGGAAGAAGAAGTCTGGAAGTTTAGATTTGTTTCCGATCCTTTAGTTAATAATAGTACTGTAACATCTTTCAAAATGGTTGTAAATGGGGAAGCCCATAACCATGCTAGTGCTTATTGGATGGTTACTTGGGACCATAAAACGTTATCCAGTAATGTTCTAACTAAAACACTAACTAAACTAGTAACTACAAATAGTGGTGATGCTAATGCCACAGCGACAGATAATGGTACTACTGGAGGAGTTGACATAACTAATCTACCTGCTGATCTACAAACGTGGATAGATTATTTAAAAGCTCAGGGCGGTATTACTATTTCAGTGATGGGAACTAGCTTTACCATTACCGCCGAAGATTTATTAGAAAATTTAGCCCAAATTACTATAGACAGTGGGGGAACCAACGCTACCGCAGTACCTGATGGTTCTGATACAAAATTACAGCTACCAACAGGAAAAGCGGATGCTGGAGAGATACTAATAACAAACGGTCTTTATATTGGTGACGCAACCGGTGTAGTAACTTCGACAGATGCTGCACAGGACGACTATTATAAAGGGCAGCGAGTAAGAATTACTCAAACTCTAGCAGGAGGAGATATAAGAACCCAAACTAGAGAAATCATTGGGTATGACGCTTCAGAAAAAATAATATATACAGGAAGCTTTGGTCCCGCAGAAGAAAACTCGGCCAGTGTAGGTAACTTTACTGTAGCGGAAACAACCAACTGGAACAACTCTGTTAAATTAACTAGTGTATCAGGTTTAGCGGTTAATAATGTAATTACTGGGGTTACCTCGACAACAGGTGGAGCGAATGCTTATATCCCCCACGATACAAAAATTACTGATATCAATACTACAACTAAGGTTATAACCGTTAGTAATATTTGTTCCTTCCCAAAAAATTCCGTTATTTCTAGTGCAGTGTCTACTAATTCTGAGGGTACGGTTGCTACTGGGCATCCGTTTGAATTTATGCCTTTAGGAACAGATAAAAGTACTACTGCTAATACTAAATGGGAGATTTTACCTTTAGGAGACACAAAAGTATCTATTAATCCAGCAGCTCAATTATTAGATTATCTGACGAGTAGAAGGTATGGAAAAGGATTAGACATAGATAAAGACATAGATTTAGCTAGTTTTCAAGCAACTATGCGAGCTTGTGATACCCGTTCTGACGTAACTTTAATTTTACCTGCTGGTACTTATAATGCAGGAGATAAATACTCTCTTACTACAGTTGTCGAAGTTGATGGTTCTAATCAAAACTTTTTTCAATGGCAGGGCACAGTAAAAGAAAAAGAAGCGTGTACTGGCTACTCAGTCAATAATTTAGAAGCGGTTACTTTTACTGATTGTATTGGAAAAATAGCCCATAAATGGTATAACTGGAAGTCTTTTGATAGAGGCAATATATATTACCATAAAGTTGGAAATGTTAATCGGATATACGGTGCTGCAAATACCGGCGTTATATCTAGTGAACCTACTACTGGTCATGAAACTAGTTTAACTATTGTTAAAGAAGGCGGAGGAAATGTAGCTGTCTGGTTAGGTGCAGATGTTGCAGGTAACGGAGGATCAACTGCTACAGAATCTTCTTGGGATCATAACCCGGTGGTTAAAAGCTACGACGGTAGTGGGCCTGAAAAGAATTTCTCTCCTAGTGGGTATTCATTATACGACTCTGATGACGTAAAATATTGGAGGTATTTAGGCTGGCAAAATCATAGTCAAGATGAAGTAACTCGTCATCAAACTAACGCTGTAATTAGAAGCGAGACTCCTTTATTTGATAATGTTAACTCAATGCTAGAACATTTTAATGGAATATTAAGGTACACTAATGGTAAATACGAATTAGACATAGAAACAGCGGCGCCTACTATTCCCGCCACTATAACTTATGATAGTGTTGCTTACCCCGACCCTAGACGAATTCATGCAGACGACATTATCGGGGCTATTAGTGTTGATGATGCGGGACTAAAGGGTAGTGCCAATACTGTATCTGTAGGTATATCTGACCCTGCCATAAGGTATGATAAGCGTAGTGTAAGTTTTTATAATAGTGACTATTTAAAAGAAGATAGAGGAATACCTAAGAAAAAATCGGTAAAAACTCCTCTAATAACGAACTATTTTAATGCTAGAATGAACGCTGAGCAGTATTTAATTGACTCTCGGTATGCAAGAAAAATTAGTTTTTCACTTGGTCCTCAAGGCACTTTATTATTAGCAGGCGATATAATTTTAATAACTTACCCTCGTTTTGGTTGGGAAGATAAAGAATTTAGAATTAGTAATCTACAGATAAAAGAAGACTGCTTAATACAAGTAACTGCTGAAGAACATGATGATTCTGTTTATAAAATTGGAGCAAAGAAAAGAAAGCTAGGTTCTGATGCAGGCGGACGAAGCGAGGGAGGTACTGGCAGAGCTGGAGGAGGTGGTAAAGCTCCCGATAACCCTACAGGATTGACTGCTACAGGTATAAATAATGCTATTAATTTAGCATGGGATAATGCTGGAAATTTTGGTACCAAAGGGAATAACGTAGAAATTGCTTGGAATACTGTCATTTATAGACATACTAGCAATAGTTTTGCTGATGCAACTCCTATTACGACATTTGCACCCACAACAGCTTCTGAAGCGATAACTTCGTACAAAGACCCATTTCCAGATATTACTTCTGATACAACTTATTATTACTGGATTAAGCATGTACGTAGCGGAGTAAGTTCTGTTGTTCATCCCACTGCAGCTAACGGTGTTGATGCAGGCAACGGAGTAAGTGCAACAGCTATATCCGCTGCTGGTTCTACTGGTATTCTATATTTGTATAAGAGTTCGATAGCCGAACCCACAGACGATCCTAGTGATGATAGTGTATTTCCTACTGTAACTGTTTCTTTATCTGGAGCTAATGCGGGTAAAATTACAGGAGTTGCGTCTGGACAAAGTTCTGCTGCTCTTACAAACAATCAAATTATAGATACGGCAGGTAACGGTACAGGATGGTATATTGAACCAGTCGACGCAACAGACGGAGATCATTTTGTTTGGGTAGTTGCAGCAACCGGTAGTAGTGCTGGTGCAACTGATGAAATTGCAAGAGCAGAGTGGACAGAGCCTGTTAAATGGTCTGGAGGCGCAGGATTAAATCAAGCAACGGTAGTCCTTTATCAACTAACAAACTCTGGTAGCGCTCCCGCAGACCCAAGTGGAGACCTTATTTATACTTTTGCTTCGGGAGCATTAACTACTAATAATTTAAATAATTGGAGTACTGCTGCTTCTTCGCCTGTAGCAAATAATCAATATTTATGGAGAATAACTGCTGCAGCCATAGGTAGAAAAGATACCCATACTATCCCTGCGGCAGACTGGGCGACTGCAGTAATACATTCCCAATTCGGAGTGGGAGCAGACGGAGCCAGTGCTAAAGCAGTAAAATTAACTGCAAATAAGTATGCTATTGCTTTTAATCAGGATGGAACAGAAAATGATGCTCTTACTTTTACAGCTACCCCTCAAGGACTAACAGGAACAGGAACTTATAAATTCGATGTAGATGCGGGTAGTGGTTTTGTACAAAAGCAAGCTGCAAGTAGTACTGCTACGTATGCAATGGCTGATGCAGATGAACCAGCCTCTGGCGACGCGCATGTTGTTAAAGTAACTATGTATGACGGAGGTACTGCAGTTGCAACTGATTCTGTCTCTGTTTATGGTGTTCAAGATGGTTCTGATGCTTTAACTATTATTTTTACAAACGAAGCCCATGTTCTGCCTGCAAATAATGCAGGTGCAGTTAGTTCTTATGCAGGGTCTGGAACAGATATTAGAATTTATAAAGGAGCTACTTTATTAACTGCTGCAACAAGTGGAACAACTGTAAATACTTTTAAAGCTACAGCAAGTGCTTCAAGTATAACTGCTTCTTCTTCAACAGGTGTCGTTACAAACGTTTTAGGTACAAACGACACTTTAAGGTATGCTAATCATAGTAGTATGACAGCAGACAATGCTTCTATTACTTATACGATAACTGCATACACCGCTGCAGGAACTACTACTCTTACAAAAGTACAAAGTTTTTCAAAGAGCAAAAAAGGAGAAACTGGAAATACACCTGACGCTCCAGATGATGGAGAGGACGGAAAAAGAACTGTACATGGATACCTTTACTATGAGAAGACTACCTCTGGCTCTCCAGTTGCTCCTGGGGAGAAAACATATACATTTGCCACAGGTGATATAGATGGAGCAGCAACAGGCGGTAACGCCAATGAAGTTAGATCACTAGCAGATGGCACCGCTACAAATGCTTGGACAAATGAACCAAGACCTCAAGACCCAACTAATGGGAATACACATTGGACAGTTCGATACTTTGGTACAGAAGCAGCTGCAAATAGCTCCAATTTAGAAGTAACTTATTCAAATATAGTACAGTACACAAACTTTACAGGAGTTGTAACCTTTACAAATGGTACTTTTAGCTCGGGCGATACAGCATTAAATAATCCCAGCAGTAACAGTACTTCTATTGATGGCGGAAATATAAGAACAGGTACTATTGACGCTAATCAACTAGCAATTTCTAATAATGCAAGTGGATCTACAGGTATTTTTATGAGTGCTAGTAACAATCAACCAAAAATAGAGATACATGATGGTACTGCAATACGTGTCGTACTTGGTTATTTAGGTTCATAATAACCACCGCAAAAATAAAACTTGACTAAGCATGTCCTTTGAGATATAATTTCAGAATGGAGATATAAATGACCGCAGCAACATACGACTTAGTGATCGACCAAGGGTCCGACTTTGCGATTGACTTAACAATTACAGAGGGAGGAACGGCGAAAAATCTTACTGGCTACTCAGGCAGGGCACAACTGCGTACGACTCATGCAGCCTCTAGTGCGACTGCAAGTTTTACTGTATCTGTAGTTAATGCCGCTAATGGGACAATGAAAATGGAAATGCAAGCTGTTACTACAACGGGTATTGCTGCCGGTAGATACGTATATGATATGGAAATTCATACAGCTAATAATGCTACGGTTAAAAGACTAATACAAGGGAGCGTGACAATAAATCCTGAGGTAACTAGATGACAACCTTAGGAACAAAAGTTGCTATTACCGAAGAAGTTACAGAGGTTTCGGTAACTAATAATAGTAGTATTCAGGTTACTTTAGATGATACTACTACTACTCTTGTTACTGTAAATAACCTTGCACTTCCAGCACAATTTCAAGATGCAGCAAATATTGCAATAACTCCTTACAATACTATAACATCTAGCAATCTACAGACTGCTTTGCAACAACTTGCAGATCAAAGTTTTAGAGGTGCTGATGCCCCCACAGGGAGTAATATAGAGCAAGGAGATCTTTGGTACGAAACAGATACCGAGACATTAAAAATCTACAGAGAAGTTTCTTCCAACGTGTTTAACTGGGTTCCAGTAGCAATGGGCACAGGGGATTCTGACACTTTAGACGGAGGGTCTTACTAAGACCCGATAGGCTTTTATTATGGCACAAGTAATTAAAATCAAAAGATCTACAGGAACGAGCGCTCCTTCAACGCTTGCAGTAGGAGAATTAGCCTATAGTAAAGGTAGTGACACTTTTTATGTGGGAGACCCTGCTACTGCTAATACTCCTATTGCTATTGGCGGAGCGATTAAAAACAATGCAGGTACACCAGTACTTGCAACAGGAATTACAGCAGATGAGATAGCATCTTTAATTCTGCCATCAATTTCCTCGAATATTACCCTTGGAGATGCTACAGACGTAACTCTTACGACTGCGGGGGGATTAACGGTAACAGGTAATCTTACTGTTAATGGTACAACAACTACTGTTAACTCGACTACAACTACCGTCGATGATCCCATCTTTACGGTTGGGGGAGATTCAGCACCGGGTTCTGACGATAACAAAGATAGAGGTATCGAATTCCGTTGGCACAATGGTAGTGCAGCAAAAGTAGGTTTCTTCGGATTTGATGATAGTACAGGTAAATTTACTTTTATTCCTGATGCTACTAATAGTTCCGAAGTATTTTCTGGAACTGCAGGTACAGTTGTAGCAAATCTAGAAGGTAACGTAACTGGTAATGTAACAGGTAATGTAACCGGCGACCTTATAATTGGTGGGCATACAGTAAGCGATATCGATATTGGTAGTGAATTTAATGATGTTGATGATCATTTAATGAGTGCGGGTGCAATTAAAGAAAAAATTGAAGCATATGGGTACGCCTCGGGTGACATAACTCAATTAGTAATTTCGAGTACGGATGCAAGTATTACAGGTACAGGTACAGGAGCCAGCGGAAATATTTCGTTTGACTTACAAGTAGGAACTATAGACGGCGGAACATACTAATAGGATAGGTCATGGCTCAGGTAATTAAACCAAAACGTAGTTATACAGCTGGAGATGCTCCTACTACTTCCGATCTTGCAGTCGGTGAAATTGCAATCAATACCGCTGATGCTAAACTATATATTCGTGATAACTCGAATAATATAGTTGCAATTGCAGGCGGTGGCGGTACTGCAAGTGGTGCAACTACAGAAGTAACACAATCGAGTCATGGTCTTGCTATCAAAGATTGTATTCGCCACAATGGTACAGCATGGGTAAAAGCACAAGCAGATGATGGCGCCACTTTAGCACTAGGAGTAGTTACTGAAGTAGCTAATAGTAATACTTTTACAGTTGCACAGTCAGGACGATTTGAGTTAAGTTCACACGGTCTTACAGTGGGACAATGGTATTATTTAAGTGCTGCAACTGCTGGACTTTTAACAACTACTGAACCTACAATTTCACAGCCTTTAGTATATGTAGAAGGATCAAATCATTTATTTGTTTATCCTTATCGTCCTACAAATCTATTAGTAAATGGTAGTGCCTCTATAGTACCTGGCGATGGTACTGTTACTCTTGCAAAAATGGCAGTAAACAGTATAGATAGTGATCAGTATGTAGATGGAAGTATTGATACCGCACATATAGCGGATAATGCGGTAACTCTTGCAAAAATGGCAGGTGGGACAGATGGAAATCTTATAAGCTACGATGCTAGTGGAGATCCAGTAGCAGTAGCGACTGGTAGCGCAGGACAAATTCTAACCTCTGCTGGAGCAGGTGCGCCTCCAACATTTCAGACTCCAGCAGCAGGCGGACCGAGTGTTGGTAAAGCTTTCTTTATGGGACAATTATAATGGCAGTTAAAATATCGGGTGTAAACCTAGCAGCAAATACAACAGCAAACATCGGACAGGCAGGTTCAAATGGTGGAACTTATACTGTGCACATATTAAATCGAGGAACTTCTTCTGCTTTCGTGCAGTTAGGTGTAGGAGATTCTTCTGCAACCTTTGATACAACTCAAAAGCTGTTGGAAAATACTTCTATAGGAGTGAATGAAAGTTTAAGCTTCTCTCCTGTAGTTGCGGGTGCAAGTGACTATGTAATTGGCAGATCAACCGTGGCGAATGTAAACATGGTGATGATGGGACACGACGAATAATGGCTGGTTTAGTTTTCAATTCAAAAAAGAGAGCGATGCCTACTTTCCCTGCTCCTGATACTTCTCTTCAGCCGTATTTCGGTGCTGCACATACTTATGCAGCTAGATCCTATCTGCCAGGATTTAATGGTGGTACAGCAGGCAGAAGCATTATGATACCAATGAATAGTAATAGTGCAAATCTTATTATGTACGATATTGAGGGGGCAGCAACAGGTAGCGGAGCTTGGGCCAGTGGTCTTACTGTTGCAGAAGCGGCTGGATCTGCAAATGCGGATAAATGGGTCGGATTCTGGATGGATAATACAGATGCAATGCTCTATATGTTAACGTCAGATACAACTACTACAGATCCTGATACTTTTTACCTGTCCAAAATAAACGAAGCAGGAACAGTTACAGCGATTGGAAATGCTCAACTTGCACAAGCTGCCCATAATAATATGTATCATAATACAACAAGCACTCAAGGAAAGCTTAGACGTTTAGGCGGAGATGGCTCTGGAAATTTTTCAATTTACAATACCTATGGAGCTGGTGGCACAGCAGCTGCAGCAGCTCCGTACAGAGGGGTGGATATTCAAATTAGTGCATCAAATGGGGCATTAAGTTATTCAAATATAATGCCAGCAACCTTTGGGGACCCCTACTATCTTCTTGGTATGAATCTGGGACCAACTGATAATAATATTATTGGAGGTTTCTACAGTCTGTTTAGTCCTATTTCAGATGGACCTACTGGTGGTATAGCCAATACTAGTAATGGCAAAGGCTACTATCTGGTATCCTTAGGAAGTTTTCATACTAATGGAGTTGTTTTTGGGGCTTCAACATCTAATCCTGTTCACTGGAGGGAAAAGTATGTTCTTACAGGTGCTGGGCAAGCTTATGGCCCTCAAATTTATGATAGAAACGATATACACAGATGGCTAGATCAAGTGGCGGAATACTATGGAATACTATAAATATTTAGAAACTGGAATGGACGGAATTCAAATATTCCGTGCTTCTATATGGCTTAACCTTTTAACAGAGGCAGAGATGTGTGCGTTTTTTAGAACCTCTACTCAGATTATAGCAGACACAGCTTTATTAATGAGTAACAGGGATTGGGAGGTAGATGTTACTAGTACAAGATTTGATCAGGTAATGACCGCTTGTGTATCAGAAGAGATTTTTACTTCTGATAGAGTAGCTCAGTTTAAGCGTGGGGTAAGACCGATAACCGAAGCAGAGTACAGGTTTCCAATAGGGGTATAAAATATGTCAACATCACCAGTAGCTTCATCAGTTTCAGATATTACAGCAACAATAAATACAAATTCAGTAACAGAATTTGTATGTACGAGTAACCAAACTACTTTTACTATATCTTATACTGTAGGTGAATTAATGGTATTCTTAAATGGTATCCTTTTAGATAATGGAGTAGACTATGCGGCATCGAATGGAACTTCTGTAGTATTAACAAATGGAGCTGCAGCAGACGATGTCTTAACTATAAATACCGATAAGTTTACATTTACAGCCACCTCTGTAGCCACCACAGCATCAGTAGACGATGCCACAGCACTGGCAATCGCATTAGGATAAAAATATGGCAAATACATTTAAAAATGCATTCGCAGCAAGTGTAAATCACGCGGCTTATGTTGATTTATATACTGTTCCGTCTAGCACAACTACGGTAATTCTTGGTTTAGCACTTTGTAATAAGACAGCAAATGCTGTAAATGTTACAGTGCAAATGCAAGATACTTCTGCATCAAACGCAGACTTTCAAGTTCTTGATACTGTGAGTATACCAGCAAGAACAACTTTGGAAGTACTAGCTGGACAGAAATATATTTTAGAAACAACAGATGTGTTGCGAGTAAAAGCAGGAACTGCTTCCGCACTTGATGCCACACTAGGATTGATGGAGATTACCTAATGCCTTTTCTTGGGAGAAGCCCCGAAAAAGTAGGAATTAGTGATGGTAGTATTGTTACAGCCAAAATAGCAGATGATGCAATAACCGCAGCCAAAATAGCAGATGATGCAGTTGTAACAGCCGCTATAGCAGATGATGCAATTACAGCAGCACTTATAGCAGACGATGCAGTTGTAACAGCTTCTGTAGCAGATAACGCGATTACTAGTGCTCTTTTAGCTGCAGGAGCAGGAGGCTTGGATTGGGATACTACTGCTAAAACTTCAAACTTTACGGCAGTAGCAGAAAAAGGATACCTTTTAAATACAGCAGGTGGAGCAGTTACTGTTACTTTGCCAGCTTCTGCAACAGTAGGAGACAAAATAACTATAGTCGATGCTACAGCCAGTGCTTCTGCTAACAATATTACAATAGCTAGAAATGGATTAAAAATTTATGGAGGCACATCAGATGTAATTCTTAGCCGAGACAGGGCTTCAACTTCTTTAATATATGCAGATACAACAAATGGTTGGGTTCCTTATGGAGGAGAAGATTATTATACTAATTATGGGATTGAAGTTTTAATTGTAGCTGGAGGAGGTTCCGGAGGTGCTAATAAATCTAATGGTAATGGCTCTGGAGGAGGCGGTGCTGGCGGCATGCAAAAAATTAGTTATAATGCTATTCCTGCCACAGCGTACTCGATCGTTATAGGAGCAGGCGCCTCTCAAAACACAAACTATAGCACAGGTGCTAGAGGTGCTAATGGAAGTAATACTACCGCGTTTGGCAGTAGTTCTGTTGGAGGTGGTGCAGGTGGTGGAAGTAATGTAGATACTGCTGGAGTCTCTGGAGGTTCTGGAGGCGGGGGCGGTAATGCTGGTGGAGATGGTGGAGCCGCTGGAACTTCGGGACAAGGAAATGCTGGAGGAAACACTTCATCTGGTAGTCCATGGAGAGGAGGCGGTGGCGGTGGTAAAGGAGCCGTCGGCGGTGATGGAGAAACCTCAGGAAATGGAGGAGCAGGCTCGAATACTTACGCTACTTGGGCAACCGCAACCAGTTCAGGTGCTAATAGTGGTTACTACGCTGGTGGTGGAGGCGGTGGAGTGTACTATACTGCTGCTGGCGATACTACGGGTGGTAATGGCGGAGGCGGTAAAGGTGAATCTGGAAATGGCGGAGATGGAACTTCAGGAACTGCAAACACCGGAGGTGGTGGAGGTGGTGGAGCAAGTCACTCTAACGCTGGTAATGGCGGAGGTGGAGGTTCAGGCATTGTAATTGTTCGCTACCCGGGTGCTCAAAGAGGTACAGGCGGAACAATAGCTTCATCAGGCGGTTACACCTACCACAAATTCACTTCTAGTGGAACTTATACAGGATAAAAGGAGTAAGTAATGGCACATTATGCAAAAGTAACAGACGGTATCGTACAAGAAGTACTTGTAGCAGAGGCAGAGTTCTTTGATAACTACGTTGACGACAGCCCAGGAGAATGGATTCAGACTTCGTATAATACAAGAGGTAATGTTCATTATGCTCCTGATAGCAGCGATCCCGATGGCGGAACTGCTTTAAGAAAGAATTATGCAGGGGTTGGTTTTCATTATGACGGGGTTGGTTTTTATTCACCACAACCTTTTCCAAGTTGGACACTTAATTCAACTACTTATCTATGGGAGCCCCCTACAGCATTGCCTGACGACGGCAAATTGTATGTGTGGAATGAAACCGATAAAAAGTGGGATGAAGTAGAAGAGACCCGGAGCTCATAGGAGTAATAAATGCCTTTTATAGGAGAACAACCAGCAGAAGCAGCAAGTTTAAAAGTAGTGGGTAGATCCGCTACAGTTACAGTCGAATTAACAGCCGGTACCATAACAGTAACAACTAGGTCCGGAACGGTGAGCGTAGGAGTAGAATAATGGCAGATAGGTACGCACTTGTTGTAGATTCAAC